CACGCGCCGGCCCGCCGCCCAGTTGCCGCCGGTGCAGAAACCGGCTTTCCTGCAAGCCGATGGCTAGCAGCTCGACGCGCGCCGCAGGCGTGTCCATCTTGGCCGGCAGCAGCGCCAGCGCTGGGTTGAAAGCCCTTGCGATAATCTCTTTCAGCGTCATGAATTGATCCTCACAATGCACGCCACGTTCCCCTGGGCGCGATAAACCAGCACGGCTATCAGTACGGCTACCACCGCCTGCCATACCGTCACAGGCTCGTGGCGCACGAGAACATCCAAGGCTTGCCCGCCAGTGCCAACGATGAGCAGGTAGGCCAGCCAGGACATTCCCCGCCGGAACCGCGCGCCCTTCCGGCGATACAGCAGCAGCCGCGCCGCCGACGCGAAATTCGCCACCACAAACAAAAGGGCCACCAGATGCTGGTGGCCCATGCTGATCATTTCGGCAGGTTGCATATCAGCCCCCTTTCTTGAAGACCGCGGTGAAATCGAACGTCTTGATGCGCTCGATTGCCGCCAGAGCGATAGTCACGACCAGCGCCGCCGCACCGAAGGCCGCGATGGCGGTTTCCTTGATCGGCGTCAGCGCCACCACGTCCGGCGCGGCCAGATAGCCGATCACGAACGAGATGGCCCAGTAGATGCCTCGCGACAGCAAGCCACCCTCCTTGCGGGACACGACGAAAAGCGACGCCCCGGCAAACGCCCCGATGAGAGCATTGCCATCAATCCCAGGCAGCAGGCCGGCGAGCGTCACGCCCGCGGCCGCTGCCGCCACAACACCTGTGCTTGCAGGTTCTGCCATCTATCCGTACTCCAAAAAAATGCCCGCTCTAGGCGGGTGGATTACTGTCAGGTTGCTTCGGATGCCGGCGCTTCACCTCCAGGCATTTGTCGACCCATTCGCATACCTCTGCCGGCAGCTCTGCGCCCTGCTGACGCAAGTGGTTCGCCAGCTTCATGATGGCGTCGACCTGATCCCCGATCTTCGGGTAGTCGCGTTCGCGGCGCTTGTAATACTCCATATCAATGCTCAGGACTTGCATAGGCTCCTCTGAAAGTCTTGTAGGGGTGTTTCTCTACGGTGATGTGCAGGACTTTGCCTGGCGGGGCCTCCAGCTTGATGGTGGCATCCGTGACGACGTGGTAGGTGCCGTTCACGGAAAGCGCCGCGCCCAGCGGAACCCCGCTAAGGATTCCGCCGGCCAGCTCAACCCCCATATCAGGGCGCTCCACAAACGTCATGGCGATTGGATCAACCATGAAGTCCTGGGCCTCCATCGGGCCGCTGATACCGATGAACGGCACGCCGTCCTTTTGGTATCCCCGCGCCACCATGAAGCCCTGGCAGTTCACCCAACCAGTCATCAGGAGCGTATCCGGATCGAAGTAGCCCACGAAACCGGATTGAGTCCTGAATGGATGGCCAAGCTGAACGCTGCGATAATTTTTGTAGTTGACGCCAACGAAGCTCATGATAGTTACCTCTGGAAGCCGAGCAGGGCGGCCGAAACACTGTATGTCGCCCTGCCGTCAAACGGCCTAAAAACGTCAATAGATAGGGTGTACGCTCCAGGGCCGACCGGGCCATAGACATACGAGAACCCCGTCACGATATCCACGTTTGTATGGCCGGATTGTCCATCTGCTGGCGAAGCATCAAGAATTATGGGGTTGCCATTGATGCTGGCAATCAACCTTGCCTTGTAGCCAAAGCTGCCCCAAGCCCCACCGCTCACGCGCGCCTGGATGAAAGCCAGCAGCGTACCTCCATGCGGCAGATACAGCGGCACGCTGCCGATTGGCGTCTGCTGGCTTCCAGATGAGCCAAACTCAGTGGTCCACGCTCCAGACGCACCGGCAACCACGGCGCCGTTGGCGATGCGCAGTGTGTCAATCTGCGCCACTTTGATGTTCGCTGTATTGACATAGGCCGTCTCGATGCTCGCCACCTTCGCAGTGAACGAATTGGCATCGATCCGATCAGCGTTCATATAGCCGGTGGTAATCTTGCCGGCGTCCAACGACTCAATATGCCCGTTCTTGATCCATGCTTCGCCAAACAGCGCTTGGTTGATGAACGCCTGCCCGTTTTGGTAAACGAAGCCAGAGGTGGTACTGACACCGTTAGGATGGAGAATGGCAAACCGATCTGCCATGACAAGCACCTGGGACTCGACAACCCCTCCCGTGTTCTCGACTCCAACTCCAATGCCCGCAATATAGGTACGCCCTCCCGAAGTGGTCTGCGTTTTCACGCTCCACATCGCAGCCAGATCACCGTTTGTTTTGGCGATGGCCTGGCTCGTCTCCTGCACCCCAGCGAACGCCTGATCTGCCTTTCCTTCGGCGTTCTCCGCGGTCGCCTGCACGCTGGTGACGAGCCGCCCGAGCGACCCCGTCTCGTTCGCGCGCGTGAGCGCCTCCTCCTGGATCAACGAGGTGTTCTCGTTCACCTTCGAGCTAACTGTGCTGATGGTCTGAGCCATCGCCTCGTTTTGACTCTGCCGTATCGTCTCCTCTTCGGCAATCCGAGTCTCAAGAACCGGGATCTCCTCAATCGGCGTGAGAATGTCCTGCGCCAGTTGCGTCTTGGTGATCTTTCCAGTTAGGTACCCAAGGATTTCTCCGGCGTCCCAACTGGATTCGCCGAGCACACCATTGCCAGCGGGATACCGGGCACCAGCAACGCCATTCCGGTCGCGCAGAATCGCCCAGAAGTAGAGCCGCGCGCCGGCTGACAGTCCCATCAAGGTCGTGCTGTCTTGTGGAAATGCGAAGTCCCCCAGCTTTTGAGCCGACTCAAACGTGGGCAGAGTGCTGTACCAGATCTCCGTGCGCTCGATGATCGACGGCCCCGTGGGCAGCCCCCACTTCAATCGGATAGCGAATACCAAGGGCGTGGGAATCAAGCTGGTGACCATCGGCGGCGGCGCAAGGATGCCGTCCAATTGGGTCAGCGTAGACGATGCCCAAATTGACGACACATCCAACGCATTCAAAGCCCGCACGCGACACATGAACGCGCCCGCGTAGATGCCCGGCACCTCAATGCTGGTGGACCCCGTGCGCGGCAGATTTACCCATTCCGAGTTGTCCCGCCGCCATTGCACTTCGTACGCTACCGCACTCGGCGCCCGGGTCCAGGAGAAGACCGCGGTGTGGCTGGCATAGCCCTGGCTGATCACCGGGTAGGAGGTAATGGTTACGTCCGTAGGAGGCGGCTGCACTCCCGGTGGGATAACGGATATCGGCGGCGGATCGAGGCGTGTGCCGAAATCGACGTTGTTGAACTTGCCCGGCTCATGCTGAATCGCCGAGATATCGGCCTGCAGACCTCCGACACGCTTTACTCGTACCACCCGAAAAAGCTGCGTGGACAGCGTCTCCGACTCCAGAGCCCACACACATTCAGGTTCGGGCACTTCCGAGTACGGCGCTGTCACCGTCAGGACCAGCACAGTCCCCGGCAGCCCAACCATATCGGCCGTCAATTCAGTGGAATCAACGGTGAAAGTCGTCATGTCAGCTGTCAGCCCCTGGCCGGTGGCGGAGCTGATAGTCCGCGTCTCCGACACACCGCTGGGCAGGTTGACCGTAAGCCGATCTCCGGGGCGCACGCCGAGCGCTGCATCCACCGTGACCACGGTGTCCGTCGCCTCCCGGATACGCCCTCCTATGCGCCTTCCAGCCAGGTTCTGATCCGCCACGCGGATAATGCTTCCCGGACGAACGCGGCATGAGTCCAGGCCCACCGAGAACGTTACGGAGCGAGTCTCCATGCGCGAGGTCAGCAATAGCCACTTGCCTACCCGATTGGCCTGGCCGCGGGACGTGCAACCGAAGGCGCTCACCTCGACCTTTTTCAAGCCATACCGCGCCAGGGCTTCGCGATCCTCCACATACTCGACCTTCTGACGCCCCATGTCAGAAAGGTCGTTCCAGGAGACAAGCGCAACCGTGTGGCGCGTGTCCAGGGCCGAGCCGACATAATTGAAGCGCCGGTCGATGACGTTTGCGCCCGTGAACGTGTAAACCGGGTCCCCGGGCATATCCGCGACCGCAACCACGTAACCGCTCGACCAATAGGCCATTCCGCGGAACACGGTCGCAAGGTCCTGGATTACGCGGTAGGCTTCAGACGCCGATTGGAGGTAACAGTTGCAGGTGAATCGAGGCTCTTGCCCACCGAATCCGTCCGGCACCAACTCGTCGCAATAGCGCCCGATCTGATAGAGCCCCCACTTGTCCAACCATCCTGCCGGAATGCGCTGGCCAAGGCCATACCGCTCATTGCTTACAAGATCAAAGAAGATCCATGCCGGGTTGTCCGTCCACGCCAGTTTGAACGTGCCATCCCAGGTGCCGTAGTAAATGCGCGTTTCGGGATCATAGTTGGACGGCACACGTATGATGCGCCCCTTCCAGTCATACGCTCGGGTCGGAATGCTTTGAAACCGCGAAGCATCGACCTTGATCCCAACAACGGCCGACATGGGGTAGCGAAGCTTCGCGTCGATCACCTCCGCGTATGAATCGATAAGTGTGCGATCCGCGATGGTGTTGCTATTTGCATTCGGGGTAAGGCGAACGACCCGAATTGACCACCCCTGACGGGCGGTTGGCAGATCGACACGATGCGACCGCGGATAGTGCTGCGTGGTCTTCCCATCGGCAGCGCCGGTCAACACCGTCTGATATGCGCCCCCATCGGTGCTGAGCTCAATCCGGTACTCAACCCGATAGCCTCCAATACCCTTGCTTTCATTGGCCTGGCTTAGCCCGCTAAAGCCAAGATTCACGCGCACTGCCGAAAGCTGCAGGTTGTTGAACGCTTGAACCCAGGGCGCGCCCGACTTGAGCTCCGTGTTCACCGCAACCGTGTTCTCCGAAGCCGGAAACCCCGGCAGCGGTTCCTGGGTCTGGGTGCCAGTACGAAAGTCGATTTCAATATCCGGGAAGTTCAGTGAGCCGTCCGCATTGGCCACCGGCGTGCCGTCCAGGTACACATCACGCAGCCCCCACGTGGCTCCATGGGCCGGGCCATACACCTCACCTTCCGAAATGAGATCGATGATACGAGCGTATGCAGTGCCATGAAGGCTGTCCGGAGACTCCTTAGGGCTTCGTCCTCCACCGCCACTTTTCCCGCCCCCGTGACCAACGATCGGCAGCTGCGGCCCACGGCCCCCGTCAGAAACAAAAAAGGCGCCCGAAGGCGCCTTGGTGGGTCGATAGTGCTGCAATTTCATACTTGGTCCTCCGCATAGATTCCCGCCGAAATCACTGCGCTGCCGACGATCATCCGGCCATACAGCACCGGCACGGGGTTACCTTGTGCGGACGTGTTAACCGGCCCGTTGAAATTGTAGGAGGCGCCGTTGTCTGGGCCATCTTTCGCGCTCAGACCGCGCTGCTGGGGCGAAAGCATCTGAGAAACCCCTCCCAAGGCCATCGACACCCCCATGGACAACATCATGGGTGCCACAATCGCGCCCTGAGTCCACAGGGCGGCCAGGCCCATGGCAGGCGGCAAGTAGAAGGCCGCGACAATCAGCGCCGCCCCGAGCAACGTCTGGAATAGCCCCCCCTGCTTCGCGCCCGCGAGGATCGGGGCAATGCGGATAACGTCATCCCCCGGCGGAACTCGGATCTCATCCTCGCCAATATTGCGCGTACCTAGGAAGCAGGCGTATCGGATTCCCCGCTTTTCGCTGCTGACAAGGGCTTGCTCGAACCCGGGCAACACAACGCAGAGCGCGCGGATTGCCTCAGCGGTATTCTCAACTGCCAAGCGATGCACCCGGCCGAATTGAGCGCCGAGTTTGCCGTACAGCCGAACATCCCGCAATTTCTCACTCATCACTTACCCCATATAACGCAGCACCAGGCGCGTCACCTCGCGCCAGTAGCCGCCATACACCACCCGCTCCGAATCTCGCCCGTAGAGGTGGTGCAGCATCGCGTCCGGCACCGGGAAGAGGTCCGGCGCTTCCTTCAAGACGGACGAGCCGATGAATACACCCGAGTGGTTGACCCGATCAGACCGAATCTGCATCAGCACCACGTCACCCGGTTCCATCTCTTCGCCAGTGCACAGCGGCCGAAATCCGGCCTCCGCATAGTGGTCCATGTACAAGTCGCCTTCGCGCCCCTCGTTCCACCACCCGTCCTCCCGGTGGAAATCCCGCAAGACGATGCCCCTCTCTCGCGCATACCAGTCTCGCACCATGCTGTAGCAGTCCAGCACCCCGTGCGCGAAAGGCCGGCCGAGCAGCGGCGCGACAAACCCCTCGGGCGCGATGCCGACGATCTCCCCCGCCCTCACAGCCCCGTCGTCATCGGTGTTCACCGGCAGGATGAACCACGGCAGCGCGCTTTCTTCACAAGCCACCCGATCCGCATCGTGGATCAGTAGAGGGAATTGGTCGGG